TAGACGCTGGAGATGGTCAGGGTCTTGGACGAGCCGAAATCCAGGACCACCGTCGCCGGGGTCCCGAGCGAGCGTCCGGCCACGGGTGCGTTGTTGTACGCCGTGTTCCCGGCCACCGTCATGTCCGAGACGTCGATCCCGTCGACCGTGCCGAGAGCCTGCACCTCGTCCTCGATCAGCGCCGCCGTGTTTTTGTTAGCCGTCGTCGAGGCCAGCTTGACGAGGATCACGTTGGTGCCGGTCGGGTTCGAGGCCGCCAGCGTGTCGGCCTGGTTCGCCTCGATCTGGACCGCGAGGCCGTTCCCCTGGACGGCAAGGGCAGCGTTGGCCGCCGCGAATGACGGGTGATCCACGAAGCCAGCTGTAAACGTGAGCGTCTTGCCCGTGGCCACGGTCAGGACCGCCGAGGCCGCAACCGCCGCCGAGGGAGCCGCCAAAGCCACCCGCTGAGAGTGCTTTATCGGCGTGGCCACCAGGGGCAGGGCGCTGACCAGCGTCAGGCCCAGTTCCGTGTAGGGCCAATGGTCCGGAGAAATCTTCGTCTGCCCAGGGTCGATCCATCCGGACCCCCAGGTGATCCGCGCCGCTGTATCGTTTCGGTAAGTCGGCATTCCGCTTCCACCTCCAATAACAAGATAGGGCCGAGCATTAAGCCCGGCCCTTCGGGTTGCCGTTATTTACGTGTTCCACGTCGGAACGCTGAACGTGTAGTCCACCGCCCAGGACAGAGCTTGTCGTACCGTGACAGGCGGGCTCATCCCACCTACAATCTTGGTTGCGTCGAAGTTCGACCGCATAGAGATCAGGGAGGTCTGCAGATAATCCGTCGCGTACGGGATCCTCAAATAATCGTCGTCGATATCCAGCGACAGGGCCGGGCTTCCCCCGTTGACATTGACCACGCCGGACGGATAGTCAGTCCACCGCAGTTGACGGCCCGACACGTCGTAGGTCCAGCTGCCGTTGATCGGGTTGACGACCAGCGTCCGCGGGCAGACGAACTCCAGGGCGAACGATAGGTCGAAGTCGCTGGAAATCGTGAACGGCGTCGGCGGCGACAACGATACCGCCTGACTTTTGACGATTTTTCGTAGCTGGATATCGGTGCCCAAAAGGTCGTCGGCACCGTTGAGAGCCCGGACCCTGGGGAGCGCGTCGAACTTGATCGTGGCGTGGCTCAAGTCTTCGTAATTCCCGACGCCCGGAATGATTGTCAGGCCGACACCCTCCGTACCGGGATTCAGCGTTCCGAAGCCAAGGGCCAGATTCCCCCACGATTCAGCGGAGGGGAGGTAGTCAAACGACGACCACCCCTCGAACGACACCAGCTGATACAGGATCGATCCGTAGATCCGGGCCGACAGGGTAAGAGGCGCCTGGGGCCGGTAGATCGTCGCGATCTCCGATATGTAGCTGGATGGCCACTCGACCGCTCCAGGGAAATCACCCGGCACGGCGGACCCCTCCACAGACAGGGCAGGGATGGTCCGCGGCCCCGTTACGGTAATGGTGCCCACCGTTTTCTGGACCGGGTAGAGAGGGTTGATCCCTTTGCCCAGGACCGCCGCCTTGACGGTATGATCCCCCCGCGAGTAGCCGCTGTGCGTATAGGTCGGCATGTTAATCCCCCCAGTCCATCTCTGCCGTGGAGACCATATCTTCCGGCGTTATCGTGACCGAGGCCGTCTGGAATACCGTGATGCTGGCGTCGGCAATCGAGGTTTCGATCTCCACCATCGTGATCGGGGCATTCGACAGCTCGACCGGCTCGGTCTCGTGTTCAACGCCGTCGGGGTCCTTCCATACCACCGACGCCAGCGGGGTGTACTCACCGGGCGAGTAGAACTGGTAGGGGATCAATATCCCCCCGCTCATCAGGCTGGCATCCCAGTCGTCTCCGTATTGCACGATCGGCCACTCCCAATCGCTGTACTGGCTCGGGTTTTCGTAGATCCGGACAGCCGTGACCAGCCCGTCGGGATCCGAGAATTCACAAAGCAGGTTCACGATCCCCTGTTCCAGCGCCTCGACGGGGTCGCCCTCCTGCAGGGCAGGCTCCCCCCAGACCGAATAGGCCCGGAAGGATCCAATGGCGGGCTCCACGTAGGCCGGGATCGCCGCCGTCACCGAACCGACCGTCAGGGCCGACTTGTTCTGCCTCTGTATGATTTGCCAGGTGTTCACAACGTCGACCCCCTCAGGAGCATGATCGACGACCCCGGAGCCAGCAGGGCGTCCGAGCCGTACTGGAGCTTGGCCAGTTTTTTGCTTCCATCGGCCAGCTGCACCACCCACGTTTCGTAGTCGACCTGGCTGACGATCGTCGCGGGCTGGGCGTTGTCGACCTTCTCGGATTGCTTTTTCAGGATCCCCACGATCGCCTTCCCGGCCTCGTCGTACTCCGGCATCAGGGCCTTCTGCAAATAGGCGACGCTCGCCGTAGCCGTGGCCGTGACCTGCGTCGTCATGGCCGACAGGTCATGCTCCAGCCGCTCGATCGTCCACGTGAGCCCGCCCCAGGCGAACGTATCCCCCGGCAGCCATTCCTCGGCCATCGTCAGGGCGATTTCACCGGTCAATTGCCGGCATCTTGATCTCCATGCCAGCTCGTTCAGGGCAATCGCATTCAGGACGGCCAAGGAGGCATCGTCTTCGACGCAGAGGGGTGAATACACGGCTTCCTTCAACCCGAGGGCCGTCTGGGCCGTCTCGTCGTCTCCCGTGACGCAGTAGTTGACCGTGGTCTTAGAAAGCGGCAGGACGGTCGTGAATCCGGGAGCGGATGGGGCAGAACTGGCCGCCTCAGACTTCACCAGGTCATAGGTCCACTCCGATTGATCAGTGTCGTACCAGTACTGGTAGGTTTCCAGGATCCCGTAGCCGTTGACGCCGGGCTGGGAGGGAAATCCGCGCAAAATGGTCATGGAGTCGTTCGTGATCAGCGGTTCCCACGCCGAGGATCCGAAATTCCAGCCGTAGCCCTTCGTCGTGACCTCGACGGATCCCTCGGCGACGACCGTCGTGATCTCCGTCTTGCGCTGGTTGACGTAATCCTCCTCCCAGTAGCCCATCCGCTGGGTGATCGTCGTCTCGGTGTAGGTGTAGTCGGTTTCGTCCGTGATCGTCCAGGCACGGGTGGTTTCAGTCTTGAACTTCGTGCCGTTGCTCAGGGTCGTGACGACCGTGGCCACATGCGAGACCATCCGGCTTGAGGCGTCGTAGGTCATGACCTCGTGGTGGTAGACCCCGCCCGAGTCGAGCGTGATCTCCCGGATCTGCTCGCCGTAACGCTTCACGCTCATCGAGGCCCCGCGGATCAATTCCACCGCCGTAGTCTCCGCGCCCGGATCGGACCACCACTCGCCGGAACATTTGACGATGACCCGGTTTGCATAGCGGTCCGTGAGGGCGGCCACCGAGGCGTTGAGCAGCTGGCTGTCGGTGATCGTGCCCCTGTCCGTGGGCTCGTCGACCCGGTACTGGCCGTTCGCCCGGTAGGTCAGCGGGTAGCCCAGTATCCGGGCCACGGTCCGGACGAGGTCGACCCAGCTCACCGGCTCCGTCTCAAGATCGTTTTCGGGGTCGATGTCCGACAGGGCGGCGATCGGGGCCAGCTCGGCCAGAGAGGACAGCGGCGTGTAGAATGCCTGACCGTAGTCGGTTGCCACTTCGGCCAGCACCGCGAGGATCCCCGTCGAGTCGCTGAATATCACCTCGCCCTCGGAGAGCGCCATGATCGGGTCCTGGGCCATGATGGAGTAGGTCCGCGATTTCAGGTCCTGGACGCACCTCGTCACGATCCCCCGGAAAATGTCGGTTTCGGTCGCCGGGTTCGTCAGGGTCAGGTACTGCCCCACGGCCATCGGCGCCGTGGAAACGACCGACGCGTTGCCCACGCCATGTTCTTCGAGGCTTACCGACGCTTCCAGGATAACCGGCAGAGTCACCAGCTCGGCCGTCGTGTCCGTAGGGCCTTCCACGTCGGTTCCGGACGGCTCCCAGCCGTAGGGATTCTCTGCCAGGCTTCCGACCGTCAGCAGCGTTCCGTCGATCAGGTCGGCCTCAAAAACCTTGTGCCAGTCGTCCGAGCGGACGGCGTAGACAAACCGGACCTCCTCGATCAGGCCCTTGAAGGCCCGCTCGTCTCCGGACGTCGTGACCGCTCCGTTGCCGCCGATATAGACCGTTGCGTCGACCGGGTCGTTCGTGACCCCGGCGTCCGTGTCGCTGTCGCCGTTGACGCTCAGGGCCCGTATCGACTCCGACAGATCCCTGGAGCCGGTGATCGCGGCCCAGGCATCCGAGGCGAGCGCTACCATCGGGCCGTCGTTCAGGAAGATGTTCCCGGCATACCGCTCGAGGTAGACCGAATAGGTCGTGTTCGTGTAGTCGCCCTGGGAAACGATCGGGTGATCGACCGAGTCGGTGGATGCTGCCTTCGCGACGACCTCGAGCGACAGGTCCTGTTCGAACGTCGAGCCGAAATTCGGGAGCATGGCGGCGGGCATGACCCAGTACCCGGCCTCGCTGTCGCCGTCGAATTGCTCCGCCTTGTGGTTCTGGCCGTCGACCGACGCAGGGTAGGCGACTCCGCCGACCAGCGTCAACTCGCCCCCGGCTTTGGACTCGTGGATCTTCCCCTCGCCGTCGCGGATCATGTGGACCACGGCGGCGTAATCCGTCCAGGTGTCGGCCCCGCTCGAAGCGTCCGTTGCCTCCGAGTTGCCGGCGTAGACGTAGAGTGTCGTCCCGGCCACGGGCAGAGAGGGAATCCGGACATAAAACAGGGCGGCCTCGCCTTCGGCATCCCAGGCAACCCGCTCGAAGGGCAAAAACGCCGTGCCGCCGACAATCCCGAAGCGGACGTCGTAGCCCGTCGCAAGGGCCTTGGTAAAGTCGAAATTCGCCGCGGTCAGGCGGACCAGGGCGACGTAGCCCGAGAGGGCCGCGCTAATGGTGGGCGGCGTGACCGTGACGGTCGCCCTATACTGCCACCCCTGCGAATAGTGCGCCACGGTCTACACCTCCTCGAGCGTGATCTGGGCGGTTCCGACGATCGCCAGGGGCCATTGGTTCATGAGCAGGCCCGTCATCTTGACCGTGAACGTCGACCCGTCATGGTCGATGAAAGCAAAGCTCGATAGGGCCATGAGCCCCTCCAGCCATGCCCCCTGAGAGCCGATGCTCACCGTCAGGGTCCACGTCCGCTTCGTCGCGAAGGTCAGGTCGACCAGGGTTCCGTCGATCGCCCGCCGCGTGGACCCGATCCTTGCGGGGTTCCGCGAATAATTGCTGTACTTGGGGAGATAATCCAGCGCGACGCCGTTGAGCGTGATCGAATACGACATGGTTTATGCCCCCCTCGCCGCCGCCGCGACTTGCCCGGCCAGCGATTTCCCGTTGACGTTAACCTTCAGGTTAAGGGTCGCCGGCAAAGCCTCGATCTGGGCTTTGACCTGGGCCACGGCCGCCCCGGCGTTTGTCACGAAAGCCTCGGCGAACTTGTTGCCAGCCGCGCCGCCCGACGTCTGCCCGCTGGATTCGATACCCGTGAGAGCCTGCTGGATCGGGGCCGTGAGTTTCGAGGCGTCGAACGTCTCCAGGCCCTTGGAGAGTTTCTGGATCATGGAGTCGATCGCCGAGCCCATACTGTCGGACCCGCCCAGGGCCTTCGCGGCCTCCTCGACGGGCTTCACGATCGTCTTGTATTCGTAGACCGGCTCGTTGAACCGCTCCTCGAAGGATCCCTTCTTCGGATCCTCGTATTTCATGCCCGTCTGCACCGCGTAGGTCGTCTTGTTGCCCCAGATCGAGCTGACGTAGGCTTCCCCGGCCGCTTCCTTGTCCGTCAGTTCCTTCAGCTGCTTCGTGTACTCGTCCATCCTGGCCTTGAAGTCGCCCAGCTTCGTTTCTGCAGCCGTCAGGGCCGTGCCGATCTCCTGGAGGATGGCGTCTCCGCCAGCCTTGCCGAGGTTCTGCAGGGCCTTCCCGAACAGCTGCTTCAGGACCGGGTTGTCGAACTTCTTCACGAGTTCGGCGGCCGTGTCGTCGGCCTTCTTCCGGATCGAATCCTTCAGGGCATCCCCGGCGTCCTTCGCGTTCAGCCCGAAGGACGTGATCATTTCCTTGGACTGGCTCCGGAGCGTGTTGACCGCCGCGGCGAACGTCTGGAGGGATTCGGTGATGGCTCCGGCCACGTTCTGGGCGAACGTCGGCTTGATCTCCAGTTCGTCCTTGACTTCCTTCAGGGCCGGCGGCAGCTTCTTCCCGGCCTCGATGGCATCCTCAAACATCTGGACGAACTTGGTCTTCGCTTCCTCGGCGGCTTCGCCGACTCCGTAGGTCTCCTTGATCCACTTCTGGACCTCTGGAGGCAAGCGCTTCAGGGCTTCCTCGTTCCCCTCGATCGCCGCCTGCATGTCCTCGAGGGATTCGGTCTCGGCGTCGGTGGCATCGGGGAAAGCCAGGAGGAAGGCCAGGGCCCCGGCAAAGGTGGCCGTCATGGCCGCCCCTGCCGCCGTCGCGGATCCTCCGCCCAATCCAAGCAAGGTGGCCAGGGCCGTGCCCTTGAGTGCGACAGCCGCGGCCCCTATGCCGACGGAGAGAGACTGGAACGCCGTGCCGAGGACCTTGATGGCCCCGCCGATCGCCGCCACTTTCCCGGCGGCCCATCCGACGACGATGACCGCCGGGATTTCCTTGATATGCTCGAGTAGCCATTCCCACGGGACAGCGTCAGCGAGTTCTCCGAAGGCCTTACCGATCATCCCGACCGTGTCGCGGATCGTCTCCCCGGCCTTCCGGAAGCCCTCGACGACCTGGGCGACGTCGATGTCCTGCAGGGCGGCCTTGAGGTCCTCCGCCTTGGGAACGGCAAGCCCCAGCCCTTCGGCGAATGCGGAAACGGACTTCCCGACGAGATCGGTCTGCTTGGCCCACTCCGCGAATACGCTCGCGAGGTCCTTGATCCCGGAGAGCCCGGAAAGAACGAATTCCCCCAGAGGCTGGAGGACGAGGGCGATCTGATTCTTCAGTTCGCCGACCTTTTCGCCCCAGGTCTTGGTTTTCTCGGCTGTCTCGGAAATGGCGCCGTTAGAAGCCTGGAGGGCCGTCACCAGCTCGTCGACCTCGAAGCGGCCTTCGCGGATCGCGGCGGCCATGTCGGCCCCGGCCCGGGCTCCGAAGGTTTCAAGAGCCAAGGCGTTTGCTTCGCCCGTCGTTCCCGCTTCCGCGATCGCCGCGACGATCTTCTTCAGCTCCGCGACGGTGTCCTTGACGCCGTCCTTTGCGAATTTTCCAAGGGCAATCCGGAGCGAACCCATGACCAGCTCCATGTTGACGCCCTCTTTTTCCCACTTGGCCATGAGGGCGATCGCCGTGTCGAGGTCGAAGCCTAGCTGTCGCATCGGGGCCCCGTACTGCGTCAGGGCCGCCGCCAGGGAGGTGATCTTGGCCCCTGTCCGCTGGCTGGCCACAAACAGCTTGTCCAGGGTGGCCGTTGCGTTTTCGGCCGGCACCCCCCAGTCGCCCATCATGCGGGTATAAGACGCGACGATCTCGTCGGCCGCTTCCTCCGTCAGGTCCGCCGCGTCGAGGATCTGGGTGGAAATGTCCTCCAGGGCTTTGCCAGAGGCTCCCATCCGGGTACTGAGGCCGGAAACGACCTCCGCAACTTCCCCGAACGAGTCATCGGCACCCGCCGCGACGCGCTCGAAGGTGTCGTTCAGGCCGTCCAGGGTTTTGCCTGTGGCCCCCGTCTGCCGTTCTATGGTCGAATAGGCGTCGTTGATGTCGTTCGCCGTTGCCGTCGCAAAAGCCGCGACAGCCGCTCCAGCGGCGGCGAGGGTCGCCACGATCTTGACCAGCCCGTCCATGAGCGGGTCGAAAACCTTGCCGGTTCCCTTGCCGAACTTCTCCAGGTCGTTGCCGAGGCGGTAAACCTCCTTGCCGAGGTCGTCGAAAGCCTTCATGGCTTCGGCGATCTCAGCCGACACCTTCATCTTCACGCTAGGATTTGCCAAACATTTCGCCCCCTTTCGGGCAAAAAGGAAAGGGGCCCGGGATTACCCCGGACCCCCTCTGACGTTCAGGCCCCCCTGTGCCAGCTGGCCCAAGTCCATTTCGGACGTGTCGATCGCCGTTTCAGGCGCCGGTTCATCTTTCCCGGTCGTTCCCAGGACCTTCGGGATCGCCGCCAGGTAAGCCTTGAATTGCCAGTAATCCCACTTCTCGAACATCGTCTCCTCGTCGACGCCGAACTCGCGCCGCATGAGGAGGACGAAGCGGGCGAGGTCTACTTCATTCCCCTGACCAGGATCCCCGCCTTCCTGATCAGGCTCGAAAAATCCTTGAGGATCTCGAGGATCCTCGATTCGGTGAATGCCATGTCGAACAGGGCCAGCTTGTTGTCCAGGGGCATTCCATCCCACTCCGTGAATGTCGGGAAACTTCTCCGGAGAATAAAGTCCATGATGTCGCCGGACTTCGCGAACAGCCCCAGGAGGGCATTGGGGTCCTGGTCAATCAGCCCCTGCAGGTCGGTAAAGCTGCTTTTGAGGACCCGGAGGAGGTCAACCATATCCCCCTCCGAGATCCTCCTGAGCGCGTGTATTTCACCGTAGATCTTCGCTTCGATCTTCGGCGGCCGGACTATCTCAAGCATCGCCTACCCCTCCCGTTCGCTATGCCGCGCGATCGTAAACCCGGAACAGCTGGTCTCCGACGGTACGTGTACTGTCAGAGAAGGCCTTGATGGCGATGGGGAGCGGAGCGCTTTGCTTCTCAGCAAACGCCAGCTCGAAGTCGCCGGCCACCTGGCAGCGGTACAGCTCCACGACACGGATCTTCCCGTCGCGCCTGGTGTGCTCGAAGCGGACGGTGTAGTAGGTCGAAGGGGAAATGCCGCCCGCGGTGAATCCGCTGCTCGTGAAGGTCGTGTAGGTATAACTCACGACCACCTGGTCGTCGTCGGCGATCTTCGTGGAGGTCGAGACGCGCCATATCGCGCCGTCGATCCGGTCGAGGTAGTAATCCGTGCCCTCGACAAGAGATACGGCCGTGTTGATGACGCTGGACCCAGCCGCAAACCCGGCGGAAAGCCCGGCCGTGAGGGTCAGCGTGTTGGCCCCGGTGTCGACGCCGTCCGCGTCGATCGTCGCGTTCTCCGTGCTGGCCCCGTTCTTGAGGGTGATCGTGTCACCGGCCGTGAAAATGCTGGCATCGGTAACGTAAAGAACCGTTCCGGCAGCATCGACGGCCGACGCCAGGGTGGTGGCCAGCCTGACCGTTACAGCGGCATCCGTCCATTTCGAGTGAGCCGCCCCCGTTTTCCTCGCCGAGGTGATCGCCCCGACGAGTTCCTGGGTGATGGCCGACGAACCCGCGCCTTCGATAAAAGGCGTATATTCGACCATCAGGGAGGCGATCGTGTCCAGGTTCACCTCGAGGAGGTTGGCCGTCAGTTCCCCGCTTTCCTTGACGAGCGTTGTCAGGATGTCCGTGCTCGGGAATCCCGCTTCCTCGGTGTAGAATTCCTTCACGTGCTTCATCCTGACTTCGTTCTTCAATTGCCCCACATCGGAGCCGTTGATGTACATGATCCCCGTGCCGATGATCACGTCATGGACGTTTTTGACGTTGGTTCCCACCTGCTATCAGCTCCTTTCGTTTAACCCCAAGGCTTGACGACGAATTCCAGCGTCGCCGGCCATTGCGGGTAGAATTCGCTGCCCTGGAACTCGTGAGAGACCGAGACGACCCGGTGTTCCGAGGTGGGGTCCGACAGGGCCTCAACGACGAGATCCGCCAGTTCATGCAGTTCGGAAAGGCCGTCGAAGGCCACGAGGTTCCCGGTGTCCGTGTGATCGGGGTTTAGGACGCAGATCCCGATCCTGACGGCCATCTCCGTTTCCGCCTCCAGCCCTTCGGTGAGGTCTCCCTCGAACAGCACGATCAAGGGGCAGGCGTCAGCGGTCGGAAGCTGCTTGACGTTCTGCCCCAGATAAACGGTTGCCGCCTTGCTGTATGTCGCCTGGGCCCATGCCTGGATCGCCGCGTTGGTGGCCAGGGTTGAAGCCCAGGAGGAAATCAGGTCTGAAAGTTGCGACAGGGCCGATCACCTCCTACTGCCCGAAAACTCGGTACTTGCGGGCAGATCGCTTGTAGCCCTTGCCGTCTCTGAGGTACTCCCAGAGCTTGCCTTCGAGGTATTTGGGGATTTGCGGCTCGAGTTGTGCGAACATGGGGTCGATCGTCGGCCGTGGAGGGATGTCGATGGTGGCATTCTTGGCCATGCCGAGGCCCCGGTAGAAGAAAAACCGCCGCATTTTCGGGCTGACTTTCCCCGTGAATCCGTTCTGCAGCTTGTAGCCGAGGGAAGCAGCGGAAGGCGAGAGCCAGCCGACGTAGACGGCCCCCTCTTCCTCCCGGTACTGGTAGCCGATTGCCCGGCCCAGTTTCCCGAGGGGAACCCGGGAGACGCTTTTGCCGAGCTTCCGGCGCCGTGAGGCCGACATGAACGACGCATAGGTCTTTCCGCCAGGGGCACCCTTGCGGATCCCCTCCTTGGTGGCCTTCTGCATCATCCAGCCGGTGCTTTTCAGGGCCCGTTTCATCAGGGCCGGGAACTCGCCAGCGGCCCATTTCAGCCAGCTGGACGCGTCCTCGTCGACCGCGATCCGCAAGCCCTGGCTCATCAGAACCGGACCCCCTCGTCAGCGGCACACTCCAGGCACCAGAGGTCATCCCCGACAGCGGAGAGGATCCGGATGACTCTCCAGACCCGTCCGCTTGCCTGGGCGATCGTGTCGGATCCGTTAGGGGTTGGCAGGTCCTCCGCGCTGATCCAGATTCGGGCCTTCGCGGCAGAGCCTTCGGATCCGACCCCGTTGCCCTTTGCCGGGTCCTCCCCCACCTCGACGACTGCCACGGCGGCGGTGGACCCGTTTACCGTCACCGTTTCGGCAAGCTCGCCGGTGTTGAGAATTACAGACGCGACGTCGGCCGCGATCTGATCCTTCAGGCTCATGGCCTCACCGTCCTTAGACGAAAAAAGGGGAGCCCCGAAGGACTCCCCTGTCAGCTGTCGCTACTCGACCGCGTCAGCGGCCCAGCCCATGTCATAGCCACCGGCTGCTCCGACCTTCATGATCTGGCCGTTCGTTCCGCCAGGAGGCAGGCCCAGCTGCCCGGACGGATCGAGACAGATCGTGCAGAGAGCCGTGGTCTCGGCCTTGGCCGCCCATGCCCAGCCTGCAGGGATGCACCCGGAGGCATAGACGTTCGTGAACTTGCTTGCCGCCGGATCCCAGTACAGGTTGTCGCCCTGGGTGAAGGCCGAGTTGTTGACGGCCGCCATGTTCTCGAAAACGCCGACGAGGGCCACAGAGCCCTTGCCCGTGGTCGCGGCAATGTCGGAAAGTGCGACCCCGACCCGGCGACCGATGAGCACGACGTCGTTCGCGCTGATCGCGCTTCCGGCGTTCGCGTATTCCAGCACTTCGCCTTTCTGCAGATATTTCGTGGTCACTACGAGATCCCCCCTTCAGGGAAAGTAAAGGCCGCCCCGAATGGAGCGGCCTGCCTATGCCATTGACGCCGTCAGGGCCTATGCCCCGGCGTTCTTGTAGAGCCCGCGGAAGTCGAGAACCTTGACTCCGAAGTCTCCCCGGACCTTGAACTCGGTGCCGTCGACGTTCCAGCCGGTCTGCTGCTCGAGGGTCGGGGTTTCGACGCCGTCGAGGAACGCGACTTCGATCGTGCTGGCCAGACCGGGAGCGGCCGCCAGGTACCAGACCGCGGGAGTCGCGTCGAGGTTGGGGTCCGACACGACGGTCAGCCTGCCCTGGAAGGGGTTCGGCACCGGAACGCTCTTGCTGGGATCGTTGACCGACCCGACGAGCTGCAGGGCCGTGGTTTCGAGAGCCACCGGGCAGATCAGGAACGCCGGCCGGATGTTCAGGAACTGCTTGTCGTTGATGTCCTTCTGGGCCGTCATCAGCCCGAGGCCCTTCGTCAGCTGGGCCACGGAGGGAGCGCCGCCGGAGCCGGTGTCGGTCAGGTTGCCGTTGTCGCTCGAGTAGATCGTGGCGCCGCCGACAAGCCCGTTGACCAGCTCGTAGTAGGCCCAGTAGTTGACCGTGAGCCGATAGGCCGCCCCCTGCTTCTGGGGAATGCCGATCAGGGCGTCCAGGTCGTCGTTGATCAGGGCCTGGCGGGTGATGGCGAAGATCTCGCCGAAGGTGCCGAGCCCGATCAGTTCCCCGCCGTCGGTCAGCTTCGCCCGGGTGTATTCGCCGTGCTCTTTGACCTCGGGCAGCCGGCCGAACTCGCTGAGCTGGATCCGGCGGTTGGACTTGAAGTCGGGCAGGTTCCCGCGCTTCGTCCAGAGCTGGTAGGTGGCCGGCGCGAGCTGGTAGCCGGTCATCATGGCCTTGTTGATGCCGCCGGAGAGGACGTAGGTGAAATCATCCACGCCCATCGCGGAGCGGATCAGCTCGTCCTTGCTGAAGCGCTTCGAGAGCCGGATCCCGGCCCGTTCGACACATTCGCGGGCGAGGTCGAGCAAGCTCATGCCCCTGAGATCCGCGGCGCCGGGTGCGGGCTTGTCCATGGCGATCCCGCCCCTGATGCAGACCGAGTCGATGGCGGCGGAGCGGAACTTGTCCTTCTCGTCGGCCGTTATCTCGGCCCTGCCAGCCGGGATCTTATTGCCCTCGGACTCCTTGAACTTCAGCTCAAGGATCGCGTCCTTGACTTCTTCGACGCTCTTCTCGAGATAGTCGGACGCCTTCAGCCCGGCCCTCTCGCAGAGCGTGGAAATCTCTCGTGCCTTGGCCGTGATCCTCGCCTCGGCTGCCTTCGTCGCTTCCTCCGCGGCTTTCTTTGCGTCTTCGGCCGCCTTCATTTCGAGGGCCCTCTTTTCCTCTTCGGTCATCCGAGTATCCCCGTCCTTTCCTGTGATTTCGGGCGTGTCGAGGTCCTCCCCGTCCAGGGATCTCCCGACGCCGACCGTTGCATCCGCCGGTACGCTCACGATCGAGCCCTCGAGCGGTTCCCATTGCCGCGCTATGTAGCAGGGCCCATCGAAGCGCCCGCACGTCGACTTCTTTCCGGGAGCGACTTCCTCCCAGTCGTGGACGCGATAGCCCACCGAAACGCCCTTCAGCGTTCCGCTCTTCACCTTCGAGAAGATCAGGTCGGACTGCTCGTCAGGATCGAACTTGACCACGGCCCTGACCTTGCGATCCTGCTCATCCAGCCAGACCGTGACGAACTGGCCGATCGGAACGTCAGACTTGTGATTCCAGAGCAAGACCCCCATGCTCTTCAGCCGGCCCAGATCCACCTCTCCAGGTCCATGTCCAAGGATCTCGAGGCCGAACCACCGCATATACGGGTCCTCGCTCGACAGGCTGATCTCCGCGGTCCGGGCTTCCTCGTCCACGCCCCGGACCTCGAAGGCCAGATCACGGTCAAGCCTCTTCGCCATCTCCGCCTTCATTTCCGCCATTCCCATTACCTTCTTCGTCGTCGTCACCTCCTCCTGTGCCGTTGTTGTTTGAAGCCGTCGATCCGAAGTCGAGAACCAGCCCCAGCTCGGCCGCGTATTTCTGCTCGCGCTGTCGCTGCTCCAGGACTTCCCTCCAATCCCGGCCCCTAGCCCCGCAGGTTTCCTCGAGGGTGAGCTGACCGGACTTGATCGCTTCCTCGTTCGCCTGGACTTCTTTCATCGGGTCGATCCATTCCCAGCCGTTGGCCAGCCAGCGGACCGAAGTGAAGCGATCGGGGTCGGCGTAGTAGTTCGGGATCTTCAGGAGCCCGGCCAGGTACGCCGCCTCGATGAACCACTCCCAGACCGGCTGGCAGAAATGGTCCACCAGGTACTGCTGGGCCCGTCTGTAGGTCCTCCTGTCCTCGAGGTAGCCCTGCCGTGCCGAGCTGTAGGACCCCTTGGAGAGATCCCGGCTCATAGCCTCGTAGGACAGCCCGATCGCGGCGCCTGCCCGACGGTCCAGCATCTTCACGAAATCGGCGATCGACGTGTTCGGCCGGCCAGGACTTGAAAAAACAACGTCCTCGTCTCGCGAGAGGTAGTTCATGGTTCCGGGCTCGATCGTTTCCAACCGGTCGCCCGTGCTTGAGGTTTCCTGTCGCCCGAGGCTTGTCCGGTGCGGGTTCCCCGTCTTGATGAACCCCGCGAAACAGGCCGCCAGGCGTGTCGCCAGAAGCTCGGCGTCGATCGCCTCTCCAGAGTGCCGGGCCCGTTGGATCACCGGCACCAGCTCCGAGACGCCCCGGAACTCGATCGCCCGCGTTTTCTTGAACAGGTGGAGGATCTGATCAGCCGGGATCCGCGAGGATTCGCCGTATTTCTCCTTGGCGAACCAGTAGGCCACCGGGCGCCCGAACTCGTTCACCTCGACGCCTCCGTAGACCTTGTTGGCCCCGTTGTCCGTCTTGACCGTGTCCAGCAGGTCGGGCTCCAGCATCTGGAGCAGCAGCGGCACCTTCCCGGGCTCCTTCTTCGGCGTGATCCGCCGGATGAAGATCTCCCCGTCGGTGGATTTCCGTCGCATGGCGAGGCTTTCAAGCTCGTAGAAGGTGGACTGCCCCGTCGTGTCGCAGTTACCGGGCTTCGCCCAATGCTTCCAGAGGGCCTCGACCTGCTCGTTCAGCCGCTCGTTCTGGTCGCCCCCTGCCTTCAAGATCGAAGCCTGGGGCCGGATCCCCGATCCGACGACGTTCCGGTCGAACGTGTCCAGGGCCCCGATGACCAGGTCGTTGTTCCGCTCGAGGTCACGGGCTCTCCCCCTGATCCGGTCGCGGTAGGGCGCCGCCGTTTCCTCTGCCGTCGCGTTCGCCACGGGCATCCAGTTCCCGGAGAATCGGTCGTTCGCCCCGGCGTCGTAGTTTCGGCTGAGCGCTGACCGGAAAAGCTGCCGGTCGAAGGCCCACTTCGGCGACAGGGTCGCGATGATCCGCTCGAGGATGGGCGGCTTCTCTGCCCTCGTCCTCATCTGCCCGGCCATTGCGCGAGCCCCCGCGTTCCGTAGCGTTCGCCGGCGATCTTTCCTTCCAGTTCCGATTCCCGCTTATAGAGCGTCGGGAGATCCGCTTTCGCGACTCTCAGCCCCCCGGATGACCATTCCTGGGCCCCGCCTTCGATGGCCGCAATTGCCGCCCGGACGCTGACCAGCTGAGCTTCGTAGGTATCAACGTCTGCCAATGACCTTCACCTCCTCCCTCCCCGTTTTCGGGCACAAAAAAAGACCCCCGAAGGGGCCTTTTATCGGTGAATCCACGGTTGATTCCCTCGTTTTATCCAGCTATTCCGGCCTGGATCGGGCCGTTTCGCCTCGGTTTTAGGCTCCGGAGGCGCTTCGGGCGGCTTCAGGTACCGGACCCCGCACATTTCAGCCGCGCAGGTTGCCCCGACCTCGGCGTCCAGCAGGTGGTTAGCGCTGTGCGACGAGATTTTCTGCCATTTCTCGATCAGGCGCCCCTTGCCGTCCTTTTCCGAGACTTTCTGCTCGGAACAGACCTGGTCGGCGTATTCCCTGTCGATGTCCTGGGGAACATGCCAGCTCCCAGGCTCGCCCAATGGCTTCGACAGGCGCCCGGCGAGGAAATCCTTGTAATAGTGCGTGTCGACGATGACGATCTTCAGATCGCCTCCGGCGGCCTTGTCCACCGATGAGAGCCGGTAGGGCGAGGTCAGCCTCATGTTCGCACCCTTGGAGGGGATCGCCAGCCCTTCGAGTTCCGCGCAGAACTGGTAGACCTCCTCCGTCCGGAACCCGGAGTCGATCAGGGCCAGCTGGATCAGGCTCGGGGCATCCCCCTCGGCGTTGTACTCCCGCTGGAGGACCTCCTCGAGCTGATCCCACGTCTCGACCCTTCCCTCGTCCACCAGCCAGGACGTCAGGCCCTGCCCCCAGGCACGGACGACATACCAGAAGTGGTCCAGCTGGACGTCGGCCCCGAGCGTCAGGAGCTGGGCCGCCTTCGGCACCGTGCCCCGGGAATAGTCGCCGCGGTGTTCCATGACGACGTCTGACCGGAACCGCGAAGCCTTCGGCTCCCAAGGCTCGGCCAGCCAGCTGTTGACGAAGTTCATCAGCAATTCCGGGAAATCCTTTGAGCGGAGGAACTCCGCCGCCACATCCCCGAACGTCGTCCAGGGGCTGTAGAGGGCATTGAGCTGGTAGGCCACCGATCGTCGGTGGCCGTTGGATCTCGTCGCTCGCCACTCCCCGGCCCGGAGCATGTCCATTTTCTGGTTATCGCGGATCTGCCCGCCGCACTCCTCGCACTCGTACCAGGAGGATCCACGCGCCGTCTCCGGATCCCGGACTTCCTCCGGCCACTTGATGCGCTTAAACTTCAGCGTCTGCCATTTCCCGCAATGCGGGCATGGCACGAAGTATTCCAGCAGTTCATCCGCCGACTCTCTCGCCATCCAGATCGGCCCCGCTTTCGTCGTCGGCGTCGAGGTTCTGAATATCTTCCGGTTGTGAAAGGTCTTGGTCCGCTCCTTCGCCAGTTCAGCCGGCGCCGCTTCCTTCCCGGAGTACCGGGGATATTTGTCCATCTCGTCCAGGAAAACGACCCGGACCGGCCTCGAGGACAAGCCCGTCGGGGAGTTGGCCCCGGCCAGGGCCACCGACATGCCCGGGAACTGGAACTCCAGCGTCTCCGATTCGGCCTGGTTCACTTTCTCGGCCACCTCCGGGATCAGGCGGAGCATCGGCTTGATCCGGTTCTTGCTCATGGACTTCGCCAGGTCCTCGGTCGGGTAGACCAGCAGGGCCGGGCTCGGGTCCTGGGCGATGAGATAGCCGAGGACGTTCAGGATCGCCTCCGTGCCTCCGACCTGAGTCGGCTTGACGAAGGTCACTTCCTCGACGTCAGGGTCGCAAACGGCGTCCATTACGGCCCGGAGATAAGGCGTCCGGTGCGTTTTCCACGGACCGGGCAAAGCCGACCGTGAATCGAGGATTCGGTATTCATCGGCCCACTCGCTGACCGTCCTGATTGACGGCGGCTTGAAAACCGTCAGGGCGTCCAGGATCCAATCAGGAAAGCCGGTTTTTTCGAGGTCGCCCGCCTCCGCGTTTGATTTTTCGCTTTCTCGGCTTATAGTCGCCATCCTGGCTGAGTTGCTCGAGGCCATCCGTCACCACCTCCCGAACGGCCTGTTCGATTCTTCTCGCCGCCGCGGCGTCGACATGGGCGGCCGCCTCCATGCCGGCGACCTTTCCCAGGGAAAGCAGGGAGCGGCGAAGCGACATGAAAAGGGCCTGCAGGTGCCGCTTGACTTCGGCCACCGGCAGATATTCCCCCTTGATTTCGCTCAGCTTGATCGCCTCGCGGTCGGCGGTCGTCCGCTTCAGCTCGGCCTCGGCCCGGAGCTTCTGCTCGCGGTAACTCAGCTTCACGGCCTGCTGTTCGGTCTTGACCCCGCTCGTTCCAACCAATCCGCGCCATCGTAGGACCTCGGCCAGGGGCCACCAGCCGTATTTCGCCTTCGGGCATCCGTTGGCCGCCCATTTAGCCAGGGCGACGTCGGAAATTCCGAATAATTCACACAGGTCTGATGTCCTGACGCACTTCTTGCCGTCGATTAACTTTCCCCAGCCGGCATCAGGCTTTTTCATTACAGCCCCCTCCTGCCTATTTCCGAACGATTAAACCGTTTTTCGAGTTTTTCATGTAGGTTTTCCCCGCGGCTTCGCCGACCAGATCGGAAGAGCACACGTCTGAACTCCAGTCACACAGTGAT